TCAGAGTTCATCCGCGTTAAATATACGGGCACATTTATCTGGTGAAGCCTGTCTATCCTCAAATTGTGTAAAGTGTCGATTTCTTCCTGAATCTTCTCCAAAATTCCGCACATTCCCTCGCCGTCGAAGGAAAATTCGATAGGATTGAATACAAGTTCCTTAAACGGGCGGAATCCGAAGAACAAATGGTTATAATCGGCTTTTAAGACCACACCAGAGTTTTTATGGATGTCTATAATGATATCATCCACCTCGCCGTCATCATCTACGTCATATCTGTACCACAGCCTCCACACTTCCACGAACTCGCGGATATCCTCGTCATATTCCTTGTTAGAATCGGCGATTCTCTTCCTCTTTGTCTCGTCCAGTTCGTCATTCTGGATTTTCTCGGCATCTTCTTGGGTAATGTCGTAATATTTCGTTTTTACCCTAAAATCGAAGGTAGCCCTCGGCACATAAGTCCGATATCCCACTAAATGAGCGTCATAAATGCTCGTTGCATCGCTGGAAATGACAAAATCTTCCCTTGAAATCGCCCGCAGAACAGGACCATCGTAAATAGTCTGCGGAACTTTAACGATATCCTCTCCCTCTGGGGTTTTATACGTCCTTATGTCCTTTGTTCTCTTCTCATCGCTCGTCGCATAGCGGTATGTCGTCCGTTTCCGGCGTTCATAGTCCACCATAATGATTCCAGTACCGATTTTCAGAGATTGCAACAAGGGGCTGAAGATGGTTTTGCGTACTTTGGCTATGTATTTAGCCCACCAATGCACCCCGTCCTCAATTTTCGGGGCTAAATCAACAGCCCATTCCTCCAAAGCACGGAAAACCCATATCTTCTGCTGTGAGAAAATAGCGTCCATAATCCGCACGGCTACCGTATCTACACGGCTTCGGGTCAGCGGTGTCGCCGTGTTTGCAGCCTTCGCATGGGGGTATGTCTTTGACGGCTTTATCCCCCGATACTGCCTGTTCCATTTCTCGATCTTCTTGATAAACTTCTCATGGTTTTTGAGTTCTGCATCGAGAATCGGGCTAATTGCCCTTGATAGAACATCTCGGATTACGTCACCCTTGACTTTTTTATTTAAATTGACCTTGACACCGCCCGACCACGGCTCAACGTCAGTCTTAGTCTGTTCAAAATCCTGTTTTTTCTTTTTTGCCATTACTTACGCCTTTTTCGCCGTACAGACTGCTTGCGTTTCGTTTTTCGGCGTTTCTTACCCTTTAAAAAATCTCGGTTCTTGGAATTGTCCCAGTTAATTGTAAGCGTCAATCGTTACTCAGAATGTTTTTATAACGGGATGCCACCTTGTCAGGGACATCCCAGATGGTGATATTCTCGAATATTTCAGCAGGCAAGACTATGACGATAGCCCCGCAAGAATATGTCACTTTTTCTTCGTGCTTTTTCTTTTCTTCTTTGATTCGATTTTGCTCATGGTGCCATAGATATAAGCCTTAGCTCGGTCTCCTTTGAGACCTTTCTTCTTGGCACTCTTTCTTAGCTTCTCGTGCAACTTTTTAGGCATTTTTCCCCACTCGCAATTTTGTGTAACGGGTTACACACATTTATTTGCCTATTTCTCCCTCCGCATCAGCGGCGCATCCCGATTTATGTTATTTTGCAAACTTTTTAAGAAAATACCGCCCCAAAACATAAAGGGCGACGAGAAAAATAATCCACTCTATCCTGACCTCGCCCCGCGTCGCAATCGAAAACATTATCCCATCAAGCATCACCATCTCCTGCAAGCTCTAATAGCAACTCCCCGAATCGGCGTTTATCTTCTTCCGATAGACGAAAGCCGTCTGTTTCTTCCGTCCGCCAATCAGCATCATTCTCATATATCCGCTTCAACAGATCCCTGTCATCGTCCGATAACAGCATTTCTGGAAAATCCTGTACCTGGAGATTTTCGCCGTCCAAAAAAGCCAAAATCCCCTGCCTGTTCCTGACTATCTTCTCCTGCTCTGCGATGTCCTGCTCGTAAACAGCCCTGATTTCTTCGCTCGTACTCAATCATTTCTCCTGCTAGACCTCCGTGTCGCTTGTCAAGTCACTCTCTATTACATATTATACCATACTCAAAAAAACACATATGTTAACTACGGAAATTGGGTAATCGGGGGTGAATCCCCCTAAGAGGTGATATTTATGTTAATTTACTCGATAACGAGTAACCGCTTATTCAATACTCTGTGGTATTATTTACCACGATTGTGGTAAAATTTACCACGTTTTCTTCTTCCACGCATCTATGATTCTTTCCACTATCTTCGCCGTCAACAGGGCGAGTCCTAGTGTCTTGAGTATCTTACTTATCGGCAGTTTCATTACTATCTCCGTGGAACTTAGGAGTACCGCCGACAACCTTGAAATTGGGTGCTGACGGAACCCGTGTCCAACTCCTGCTGTGGCACTTAGGGCATTCATCGAGGTCGGCGGCGTGAAATACCTCCACCCTGTACCCGCAGGAGTAACACCTGTACTCATACAGGGGCATCTTCCCTTCTCCGCTTCACCAACCGCCACGTAAACGCGCCAACAGCCTCTAACTGGAAATACTCCCCAGGCTTCAGTTTGTTAAGCTCATCCTCGGCGATCTGCACCACCTCGTCAGCCCTTATCTGGTGTGCCTTCATTCTCTTCCTCGGCCTCTTTTAGAATATCCTCATGTTCCTTTGCCCATTCGCGGCGAAATTCCTTCAACGCCTCTGTGGTACTATTATCCTTCTTCTTCTTCACCCTACGCACTTAATAACACTCCCCTTCCTGTAGAGCCTCGCCCCGCAACCGCCACACGCCCTGCTGTAGCCATCCTCCAAAGGCACTCGCTCATTAGACCGCGGATTAATCTTCATCACTTCCCCGCACTTGGGACACGTAAGCCCAGTAATCACATACTGCTGTCGCTCTGGATTCAGCTTACTCGGCGGGCGGGCTACTATCAGCAATTCCGCGTATGAAAACACCTCTTCAATCGCTTCTCTAATCTTCATCTCCACCTCAATGTTCCTTTTACCCTGATATCATCGCCAAACTCCACATGGGCCACCCTCTGCGGCCTCGACTCGCAACACCCAGGATGTACGTCATCAAACCCCACTTCATATAAACCCAGTATCATCTCTCCCCTGTGCACGGCAATCGTAGCCACGACATCATGCGCCGTAACCGTGCCTATATTCTTAACGCTTACCGTAAAGTAAACAGAATCCCCAGATCCAGCGGCGTAAATAGGACCATCAAACACTACCTCCGCCACCTGAGAAGGCGAACTACACGCCACGGTAAAGATCAATAAAAAGGCACAACTACATAGTTTGCGCCCATTAATCATTCCTGCTCTCCAACTGGCTAATATACATGTCAAACGCGGGACTATTCTCCCCCTTTCTGTCCACGGGAAATAACAACACCTTAATACTACCCAACCGCGCCGAATAATAAATACCTCCCCCCTGCCTCTCCTTCTCCCATAACCCAGTTACCTTAATCATTCACTACTCCTTTCATAATCATCGCGGCCTAATATAAATATACTCCCCATTAACACATTTGTCAAGTACTATCTCAATCTTTTTTTTAAAATCCCCGTGCCTAATAATATACCCATAATCGACACATTCTCAACTCATGTACACACAATCGACATGAACACACCCCACCCCCAATCTTGCATAATCTTCGATTATGCTGAGTAGCGAAATTAAAATTCCGCAATATGCTTACTTTTTATATCATGTATTATCGCAGGGGTTATCCCCCGCCCATAACCCCATGGGGGAGGGCGACCCCTCCCTAGGGCCTTTCCCCTCCCCTCCCCAGGGAGAAAAAGAGAATAAGACCAGAGGAGAGGTGAGGAGTTGGGAGGGTTATCCCCCAGGGGCTGGAGGGCATATAGTATTATATAGGGGATAAGGATTGAGGGGATGGGATGGGGTGGGGAATGATCTTGATACTGGGGGGAATTTGAGGTTTTTGGAGTTTCTGGCCGGCGCGAAGTCGGCGGTGAACAGGATGGTGAACAGAAAAAATATTTTCTTGAGGAAAATGAAAAAAAAATAAAAAAAAGACTTGACAAATCTGTTAATTCGGATTATATTGTGTTCAGAGGTGACAAAATGAAGAAACAAAGAAGAATTATTATTAAGAGATGGGACGATATGAACAATCGTCTCGTCGCAAGAGTTTTTATGGCATCGCGACATTTTGTTTCGGTGAAACAATATGAATCCCCAATAATGATGAAAAACATTCATGCTTGTAAAGGACATATGTTTCAATCGAAACACGAAGAAATGTCATTTGGACGTACATTTATCAAAGACTTGGCCAATATCGCCAATATTACATCTGACTTACAAGATATGCCTTATGAATAAACTTGATTATCTTTGGTATTTATGGCTTCGGCGCTGTGGTTATTCACCGCGCCAGATCCTAGCCATATACCAATTGATAATGGAGAAGAAATGGGTAAATACAAACAAATAGACATTGAAAGGTATAATCAGTTCGCCGCGCAATGTCAAAAGGAGGCAAATCTAATGAATACCCAAGATAACAACTGGACAGAGGTTATGAAACTAGCTGAAAAATACGGTTTCATAACTATGGCTTATGGTGGCGTGTCGGTTCTTATGTCCCACGAAGGACAGAAAAAACAAGGGATATATGAAAAAACACAGCTTATGAATGGGAAGAAAACATAATGACTAACGGCTCACCGCTAGGGAGGGAATGTATTGTATATTTCAATTAGGCTGAATACGCCCGAACGAACCTCTAAAGTGAGTGAGGGCGTACTCTCTCCCCCCTCATACTCCCCCCTCTCTCTTTTATTAAAGAGGGGTTTTTTAGTAAGTATTATTACGCGCGCACGCGCGCGCGAGCCTGTTCCAACAGGGGAGAAAAAAGAGATGGTGTTTGAGTGGCTTCTCGGGGTGAAGTTACTCAAAAGTTACTCAAAAGTTACTCAAACCTATCCAAAGTTACTCAAACTTACTCAAAATTAAATAAAAGGAGGACTAATGAATACCACGGATCAATTAATAAATGACATTATTGACGCTGTCGTTGATGAATGTTCCGCCGATTTTTGGGAGAGTCACGACGAGGATGGATACCACTCCGGATACACGATAGACGTGGACGGTGAAAGAGCGGAGAAGAAGCTGGCAAAGATCCTGTATCAATGGCTGGAAAAGTAATCTGTGTAACCGGTTACACAAAAAAGGAGAACAATGAATACAAGAAGGCGGGGGAGGAAACATTTTGTCACCGATCAACCCTACCTCATTTTGCCCCTACTCCCTCGCCTTCTGATATAAGGAGAAGAAAATGTATGAAGGAACAAAGAAATATGGAAAAATAATTATTGAAATAGAATATGATGGTGATTATCCCAATTTATGTTCTGGAGATTTATGGGTTACTATTAATAGAAAAAAATGGCATTTTCCTGATTATTGTTTAGTAAGTGGTGGCACTGTATGGTTTGATGAAAATTATGACGAACATGTAGAATCAGGAGGGTGGGACATTAGCAAATATCCGCCGAATTTCCCCAAAGAATTAAAAGAATTGGTATTAGATGCGATAAATGATTTAATTCCTTGGGGTTGTTGTGGAGGATGCGTCTAAAAGGAAAGTGATTGAAATGTATCCCCTATTACGATATAGTAGCCAGGGTTTTTGGATGCTTAAACTAAAAGGAGGTGCGACAGGAGATGCCAATGTACACTAAGCGTCTTCAATTCAAAATTGAGGACTGGATGGAAGAGTACCTTGACAAGGTAATCGAACTCCATGAACACACAGAGCCGGAAATTTGCCGGCTCATCATGGCTGTGGGCATGGGCACACTAGAGGCTTATTTGTTGGGATTTGGTGCGGACAAATTCTTTAAGGAAGTGGGAGTTCCCACTTATAAAGAGTGTCCGAACTGTATCGAGCAAATCCCAGGTGAAGAAAAATTCAGGCTAATGTCTAGGATTTTCTTCATCGCACGCCAGAGAGTAGAAGAGCGCATGAAAACGCTAAGAAATAAATAATTTTTTTTTTACTTGACAAGTATCATTCTATGAGTTAAATTAAGGAGTACAGGAAAGATAAAACGATGACATTGGATATGGGTTATGACATTACGGCAAAGGGCGGGTGCTTTTTGGGTCATTCTTTGGGAGAGATTAAACAGAATGATTATTTGGATTGAGAGGTCACGGCTGAAATATGATTGACATATCGGCAACACTCATGTACTATTCCAAATATGAAAGTAAGAATAAAAGAGCGCAGGGAGTTCCTGTATATGAGGCAAGCGGACCTCGCCAAACAAGTCGGGATTCATCCGGCAGCCATGAGCCGAATAGAAGTCGGCAAGGTATTACCGAATGTGGTGCTTGCTATCAAGATAGCTGCAGCCCTACACGCGCCTGTACCGATAATCTGGGAACTGGAAGAAGGAATCGACTATTAACATATTTATCATTAGCTATATGGGGTGAGATAGACTTCAGACTTGATAGATTAGTTAACATAGTATACCTTATGCGACCCAATCTATCTCAAGAACAATATAACTGCTTTATTAAGGACCTATCTATGGGTATTCTTTACAAATTAGTTAATAAAAAGGAGCATCAGCCTACGCTTGGTGGCTTGACTGATGCCCCGACACCATACCTACAAGGAGGCATGACATGAAAGACAGTATCAAAAATCCAACCAATTGTCAAGAGTTAATTGACGACACTCTTGAAATCCAGTGCGACGAGTGCGGAACATGGCACACACCTAACGAATGGGGGCGTTTCTGTTCCGAGGAATGCCTGGAGGCGTATGACCGCCGACTCAGCGAACATTCCAGGCCGAAGATCAACGACATGACCATCGAGGAACTTATCAACAATCCCCTTGATGCACTTGAGCCGATATTGGAAGAACACCGCAAGATAGACAACCTGAGAAATGGCAACACAGGAAGACTTTGATGCAGTATTCGCACCATATTCGTACAAGGCAATCATAATGGAGGACAACATGGGAGAAGTCGAAGGACAAATTGTACGGTTAAAGCATGATGCGGAAAGCAACCGATATGGGTTCATGCTTAATGACGGTGAATGGTATAGCCAGTTCCTTAGAGATGACATGGACAAGGACTTTATCGAAACCGTCAAAGGACTCAAAGAGGGAGACAATGTTTGTTTCAAGTTTGAGACAAACAAAAAGGGATTCAAGAACTTCACAAGCGTAGATAAGATTATCCAACAGCGAGAATCATTTGATGACGAACCTACTAATGGTGGCGACCGGATCGCACCGCGACTGACGTGGAACAATAGGGACTTGACCGAGCTTATCCGAATCGCCTGTAACAATGCCAATGCCAACGTCATCAAGATTCAGGAAAAGGCCGAAAAGCCGATTGACCCTAAAGACATTCTCCAGCTCATAGATGATTTCACACATTTCTGGTTCAACATCGAACTTGTACTTTGGCATAGGGAATAACGATGTTATAAGGAGGCTGAGAATG